TGGTACGAGGAAGATCAAGCTGAGCTTCAGGTTAAAAACAATCTTATTGACGCTGCGGTTCGTAAGGGCAAGATCACTGGAGAAAATCCATCGTTCTATACCCCTAGGGACGGGATCAAACTTAACTAACGTTTTAAAGGAGTCTTAAATGGCTAACGTAAACAAAGCCAACGGGTTTAGCCCTGTTGGTAACTTGCTAGGTGGCAAGTGGAATGAGCAGGGTCGCTTGTATGCGATTCCTACTTCTGACACTACCAATAGCTATGCAATCGGTGATTGCGTAATGTCTGCTGCTGGATCGGATACCAATGGTGTTCGCTATGTCCAAAAGTGGGGTGGCGCAACTACTACATCAGCTTTGCCTTTGGGCATTATTGTGGGCATTCGTGTTGCTGACGCAGGTGTAAGCTTGGTTGGTAATTCATTGTCTTTAGAAAAGGCATATCTTGCTGCTGGTACTCGTACTAGCGTTCGATACCTGTATGTTGTGGATGATCCTTTTGTGTTGTTTGAAGCTCAGTTTGATAGCACTGGTGCTACTCAAGCTCAGTTGTCATTGAACGCTGCTGTGACTATCTCTGCTGCTAATCAAACGTCATTGGCTAACAGTTCACCGTTCTCTGATATGGTTCTCACTGGACCAGCAGTTACGGCTACTTTGCCAATCCGCATGTTGGGTGCTGTACAAAAAGGCGACAACCAAGTGACTAGCGCAGCTAGTCCTTATGTCCGTGTTTTGTGCAAATTCAATTACCACGAATACGGTACTATCGGCTCTGCTTCAGGCACTGTCGTTAACTACCTTGCAGTCTAATTAAGGAGATAAATCATGGCTGGAGTAATTACAACCGCATCGCATCCCAAAGCACTATGGCCTGGTATCAAGGCTTGGTGGGGACAAACTTATAACGAGCACCCAGAAGAGTACACAGATCTGTTCGACAAGGACACATCTACTATGAACTACGAAGAAGACGTTCAACTGTCTGGTTTCGGTCTGGTGCCAATTAAGTCTGAAGGTCAAGGCACTGCCTATGACTCTGAAATCCAAGGCTTCACTACTCGCTATACACACGTTGCATACGCAATGGGTTATATCGTGACTAAGGAAGAAATGGATGACAACTTGTATGAGCAAGTGTCTAAGAAACGTGCTGCTGCATTGGCTATGTCTTTCCGTCAAACGAAAGAAAACATTGCTGCTAACGTGTATAACCGTGCTTTCAATGGCACATATTTAGGTGGTGATGGTGTAGCTTTGTGCTCTACCGCACACCCAAATACTTCAGGTGGTACATACTCTAACAAGCCAACAGTTGATGTTGATTTGTCAGAAGCCGCTTTGGAAGACGCAGTAGTTGCAATCATGGGCTTTACAAATGACCGTGGTCTGTTAGTTGCTATTCAACCAAACAGTTTGCACATTGCTCGTCAAGAAGTGTTTAATGCTCAACGCATTCTGCACTCAAGCTACCAAACAGGTAATGCTAACAATGACATCAACGTCATCAAGTCTGGCAATTACATCCCTGGTGGTTTTAAAGTGAACCATTACTTTACAAGCCCACACGCTTGGTTTATCCGTAACACCATCCCTGGTGGTACTGGTTTGAAGTACTATGAGCGTCATGCTGTCACGTTTGATCAAGACAATGACTTCGATACTATGAACGTTAAAGCCAAAGGCTACGAGCGTTATAGCTTCGGATGGTCTGATCCTCGTGCTATCTATGGCTCTAATGGTCCATAATTGTTATTAGTAACATTCCCCCTCCCTAAAAAGAGGGGGTTCTTTTTATAAAGGAAACTTATCATGGGATACGAAAAGCGTAAATCAATGGGTATGAAGCCCGATGTTAAAGTTAAAGTTAAAGGCGAAGAGAAGAAAATGCCAGCAGCTAAGAAAATGGCTGCTGCTAAAAAGATGATGGCTAAAAAGAAAATGTAATATAGAATGCAGTCTCCGATGACGCTCTTAACTGAGCGTTGTTTTAAACAACGTCAAAGGAATTAACATGTCAAATCCAACCCGACTCTATAGCGGTCTATCTACCGCATTCCCTAACGAGCCTTTGTACTCGTACCCATTTCCAGATCCATTTCATACTGGAAGCAATCAATTTACAGGTAGCTCTACTTACGTCAATGACTTCAACACATTGATTGGTACAGACTACACAATTACAGGCACATCATCTACCTTTGCTGTAGGCAATGGTATTGGTGGTCAAGCTGTTCTTACCCCAGGTGGAACTACTACTGCAACTGCTGCTTATAAAGCTGGTACTTTTATACAGTTTGTAGCTGGTTATAGAGCTTGGTATGTTGTGCGTTTTAAAGTTTCTGCTGTATCTGGTAACGTAGCTTACTACGCAGGTTTACGTGCAGGTTCTTCTGCAACTGATGGTCTGTGGTTTGCTAAGGCTGCTGCATCTACATCTATTAACTTAGTGTCTACTGTTAACAGTACTGCTACTACATTGGTAACTGGTGTTGCCACTGCTGTTGCAGGTGGTTTTGTAGAAGTAGGTTTTTACTATGATGGTACAGATTTACTCTGCTACTCAGGTACTAGCTCTACTGACATGGGTCCTGATGCTCGCATAACAGCACCTACTATTGGTACTACTGGTACTACCTTGACTAACGCTTTGTTGAGTCCTGTGTTTCAAATCACTCCTGTGGCAACTGAAACATTGACTGCTGACTTTGTTTTAGCTGCTCAAGAAATCGCACGTTAATAGGAGGTAGCTATGGCTAACTCATTTACAACGCAAATCCTTGAGGAAGGTCAACGCAACGCAATTATAAAGTTGACAGGAGTGTTAGACACTTCTGACTTAGCTTTAATTAATGCAGTTGTCATGTCTGACATCAACCAAGGTGGCAAAGGTTTTACACCTACTCAGGTACGAATTGATCACATTGATTATTCAATCAGTGACCAAATAGAAATACAACTGTGGTGGGATGCTTCAACCGATGTCATCATCATGCCCTTAGCTGGTCGTGGTCGTTTGATGTTTTGGAACTTTGGTGGTCTAACTAACAATGCTGGTACTGGTAAGAATGGAAACATCCTTATTAAAACTACAGGTTGGACATCTGGTGTACAAGTATTCTCTGTAATTCTTGAACTAGTTAAACAAGGTACTGATCTGTAATGGAATACCAAAGCCTTCTAAACGCTGGCTTGGTACTTGTGTCCTCAGTCACGGGCTGGTTTGCTCGTGAACTGTGGGCTGCTGTTAAAGAACTTAAAGCTGATCTAGCTAAGTTAAGAGAAGATCTTCCTAAAGAGTATGTTGCTAAGAACGACTACAAGGATGACATTCGAGAACTTAAAGATATGATTGGTAAGATCTTTGATAAGTTAGACAACAAGACTGACAAGGTTTAACAATGTCTCAAATGATTGTTCCTAGTAACGCTAAAGAAGCTCAGATTAGTGCTGTCATCACTCGTGCTGATGGTACTGTTGAGCACCTTGGTGTTGTTAGCTATTGGCATAGGAACCCTCTTAAACGTATTTTTTGGAGTATTAAAAAATGGCTACAGTCCTAACAAATGCTGGGAAAGCAATCGTAACTAATCGTATCAAAGGTTCAGGCACTGAGCCTTCGTATGTTGCATACGGCACAGGTGCTGGTACTGCTGCGGTTGCTGATACAACTCTATTTACAGAAACTGGTACTCGTCAAGCTGGTACTAGTACACAAGTAACTACATCTGTAACCAATGACACTTACCAAGTAGTTGGTACACAGACTGCTGGTGGTGCTCTTGCTATTACTAACGCTGGTTTGTTTGATGCACTTACTGTTGGCAACTTGTTTGTTAAAGGTGATTTCACAACAATCAACTTAGCTTCTGGCGACTCAATTCAGTTAATTTAGGGTAGGAGACAATCTTGTATGTCTCTTAACTCCTTTGCAATCAACAAGGCAGTACTTAACGGTACAAGTGTAAATAGTTACACTCAAAGCGTAACAGCCTCTAGCACAAGTACTTTTACTTTAAAGAGAGCTGTTGCTACTGTTAAGTCTGTCTCTAGCACCAGCACAGTTGTTAAATTAAGTAAGGTAGGTAAGCTTGTAACTTACTTGTCTAGTAGCACTGTTTCTGTAATAAAAGCAATAACTAAAGCTGCTTTTACAATCTCTAGTGCTACCACTAACACTTTAACTAAAACATTTTTAAGAACACTTTCTGTAGCATCTACTTCTACGGCTAGTCTTGTTAGAAGGGTTGGCAAATATTTAACAGTTACAAGTACGTCTACCGCTACTTTGTTAAAAGCTTTAACAAAAGCATTTGCCATAACGTCTACATCCACAGCAACAATAATTAAATCTGCTGTTAAAAGCTTTAGCGTTGTCTCTACAACTACAAGCACACTAGTTCGTAAAGCATTAAAAGCAGCAGCTGTTACTAGTAACAGCACAGCTACGTTAGTTAGACGTACTGGTCGCATAGTCTCTGTGACTTCTACGTCTACAACTACTTTAATAAGAG